TTCGGCACGCAGGCGAGCGTTACCGCGGTGTCCTGGAATGCCCTCCCATATCGCCGCGTGGGCCTGTATCGCTGGTGGGGCCTCTGAAACACTCCATTAGGCGGTCCACCAGACTGCGGGCCAATGACCGTGCGCAAGCGATACGCTGCCGCGTCACAGATCGCATCTTGCTCTCCTGGACTTGCAGGAGGACGCGCGTGGAGAGCTTGGAGAACCGGCCCAGCCCCAAGCATCCCTCCAGGCCTGCCCCCAAGTAGCTCTCTACGACGGTCGTGACCGTGTGCGGACATGCCCGCAACCACCATCGCTGTATACGGAGAGCAGCAAGGTTGCGCTTGTTGTCCTCGAACAGGGGGCAGGAAGAGGCAAGCGTCGCCATCTCAGGGTTATGCATCGAGGCCGTCAGCTGTTGCATATTCCGCTCGACGATTATATGCGCCTGCTCAACCGACCTACCTATATGCAGGAGACGCGCCATCCTCCTTTCCGCAAGGGCCGTTGCTTCATCTACAGAGGTGCCGGCGCTGTCCAGCTGTCTTTGGAGGACTCCGAACTTAAACAGCTTATTAAACCAATCCCACCGCAGCATAGCTACAAGAAGTCGATACTCGGCGCACCACGCCGGCCTGTGCTCGATATATCGCAGTTTGTGAGCGCCTTGCAGGGCGGCGGCCACCGTGGGGTCGTCCATACCGAACTCAATAAGGGCACAGGCCGCAAGGCTCGTCTTCATATGAACCGCATAACCCGACTGGAGTGCCTCGGGAGCGCTGTGGTCGAGGTAGTTATCCTCCACGATACTCTCTACCTCAGCGTCTACATCATCTAGGTGCTCTAGTACGTATTGCATATTGCCGTCGGCCCTGCGGAGGAGCAGGTGCAACTCATCAATTTTTGCCAATCATGTGAAAAATTGATGACCGGTCTTAGCCGTCAGGCAAGTTACAGAGGAAAAAATGGCGAAACGACAGGCCTTCACGATCACAGCAGGCGATCAGTCCGAGAATCACCATACAATGAAGAAACAAGGAAATGGGTTAGCAGAAAGCGGCTTCTCTCCCGCAGAGCTGAGTAAAGCACAGGAACGTTTCGAGACCGAGCTCGGCTGCCAGACGGAGATGATAGATCTCAACCAGAACCTCGAGAACATCGGGCACGCCTCCGAGGAAGTAGCTGGCCTGGACGCTATGAGCGCTGAGCCCGCAAGGCTATTAATTGTCAAACGCGGCGCGGCGAAATTGCTTGAGGAACACGGGTCCTCTGCAGCTGACGGTGCGGCAGAGCTTGCGGGGCTGGAATGGGACAACCAATTCCTCCATTACGGGAAGGTCTGCAACAAAAAAGCGAGATATAACCTCTGCTTCGGGAAGGAGCCCAAAGAGAAAGCCATCGCCGCCGGCCAAGGCACCGTGGTTGCGCTCGCAGCAGTGCCACTACTGGCCTCCATTCTGGCTTCTTTAGGCCACTTCTTGGGGCCGAAGGCAGAGAACCTGGAGGTAGAAGGGAATTATTACTACGACCTTGACGACAAAGGTGTCGGTATGGGCTATCACGGTGATGGCGAACGGAAGAAGGTAGTGGCCTGGCGGCTTGGCGGAGAATTCTGGATTGTCTTCCAGTGGTTCTACCGCGGAAAAGCTGTCGGCAAGCCTATCCGCCGGCGGCTAGGCGACGGCGACCTCTACATCATGAGTGAAAAGACGAGCGGCTGGGACTGGAAACTAAAGCGGTGTCCGGCAACCCAGGCATATATGCCCACACTACGGCACGCGGTGGCCGATAAACTGGATTCGCGGTACCTGAAGGTGAAGCCAAGCCAGCGATGGAAGACATAAAGCACGTAGAGTTCTAATCGCTCTTCAGGGCTTCTCGGACAGATATATTCTTGCATATCGTCTTTTTGATATTCTCGCTATTCTTCTCTCGCGCGCCATCGTCTGCACCCCCCATCATACTATATATCATCTGGTTCCATTCCTTGTTCAGCTCCCCGTCATCGAGGTAGCCCGGATGGCATTTCTCCCATTCCTTGATGTGGAGTATCTGCTTTTTTGTGATGGTCTGGATGCTCTCATCTATCTTGTGATGCCGTTTGTCTTTCTCCCATGAGTCATCCTCCTTGATATAAAACTGCAGCCGTTTCTGGTCGGAACAATGTATGGGTCTCTCGGTTACCTTCATATCGGTCAGATGTTTATTGAAGATATTGCTGATGCCTTTTACATAACCATGCTGGCTGGTATACTGCAGATCCTCCAGGGATACTTGGATCCCCTCAAGGAAGTCACTCAAGTTCATAGCATCTTTGCAATGGTTGTTGAGAAAAACGTTTACCGAGATCTTGTTGTTGTTGTTGCTGCCGACCATAGGGAGCATAGTGCCCTGTTGGTCGATAAGCTTCTCGATAAGCTCGTCCTGTTTCGCCAAGCTCGCGACCAAAGTCTGCAGTGTATCTTTCATTTTGCTATACCCGTCCGCGCCTCCATTCGTGGGATGGCTACTTTTGGCTACTTTTGGATCTGAAACGTCAACACCACACGACTCTGTCGATGGGCATTTCTTCGCATGCCTTGACAATCCGCTCTGAAATTTATAACAAGCGGGGCAGAACGGGCACTTAAATCTACGACCGCCGTTACCATTTTTACCATTCTTGTTACCATTGTTACCATTTTGGTGCTTTGTAGTGCCTAAATGTTTGGTCCAGTTCGATTTCTTGCTTGTTGCATAGTCACAATCTGGGCAGTAAAATCTCGGAGCTACTTTTCGGCTACTTTTTCCCATTATATAATGGTAACAAAAAGTAGCTAAACCATTTCGGATGATGCCCGTAGTGCCTTTTTTTAAGCCCTGTAGGGCCATTCCATGCCTTATTTTTTCGGGATCTTACTACAGAATAGTAATGACAGCCATTTCAGGGCCCAAAATATATTCTTATACGCATAACACAGATCTGGACATTTTTAAAATGTCCAAATCCAATTTTTCCGAAGAATAATTTTTCGGCGAGTAGTGCCCTTTTCGCGGTTCCTTTTTCTGGAGCCCTACTCGCAGTTTTCATACCCCAACTGTTGGCCAGATCCCGTCCGCTTGGGGCTTGTAGGAGGCTTTGACGCCTTCGTACGCCGACGGAACCAGTCGGCGACCACGTCACGGTAGGTGCGGATCTTCTCCGAAAGTGTCGTCGGGGAGTTGCGGTCGGCGGCGGCTGAGGAGGCGAGCAACGGGCGCGAGTGTCCTTCAAGAAAGGGTTCACCAGACATCGTCTGACATGGGGGCAGCAAAAAAAAACCCGCAATTGAACACAACGGGTATAGAGAGAAACGGAGCAATGAGGGTAAGATGAAGTTTCTCCTCCTGCTAGTGCTACCCCTCAGCTGCCATGCAATGCGCGTAAGCAGCTGGTACCTGCCGCCGACAGACGCGAGCCTGCAAGAAATCGAGTCGGATATTGATTGGGATGCCTACACACATATCCACTGGGGGGTCCCCACAGTGGGGCAAGATGGCGTGGCACACTGCAACGCTAGCGATCCAATGCACATAATGATCCGGAACGTCAGCCGGCGACATGGAACAAAGCTTGTGTGGGGTCTCGGTGTGCCGGACCCGTTGCTTCATGACATCCTCTGGGGTGACAACGCTTCGGAAGGGAAAGCAAACTACCTGGCCAGTATCGGCCCAGCTGCGCGGGCCTGTGATATCGACGGAATCGAGGTTGACTACGAGTTCCAAGACAGCCCCCACGGGAAGATGGGCGTAGTGACACCAGAGGGATCAACACACTACACACACTTCTTGGCCGCCATAAAACGCAGCTTGGGGCCCGGTAGAACGGTCGGTGCTGACATCTCCATCTGGGGTGTAGGACACGGAGAGTACATCCTGGGCGTTCTGCCGTGGGTGAATGCAACTATGCTGAATCACGGTGCCTTCGACTATGTGAATACAATGAGCTACCACTGGTCGCGTTTCGGTAGTCTGTGGGCCTGGGAGAAGGATGCCTTCTTCCTGGACCTGTGGGGAATCGACCGCTCCCGCGTCAATCTTGGCCTCCCCTACTTCTCCACACGCTTCCTTGAGCATAGTCACGCAGAACCTACCTGGCGCGCGCTGTCTCCACACTGCCCTGACGCCCCACTGGGGGCAACCGTCTGCAACGGTACAGTCTATGTAAGCAAAGATATGAACCTGCGCCTGGGACAGATGATCGCCCGAGGGGGGTTCGGCGGAGTGTTCCCGTGGGCGGCTAGCTACGATACGAAGCCGAGGAACAACAACAACCTCCTCCGGTGGCTCATGAAGGGCATGAAACCCGCTTAGATTGCTGTGTGCGAGACTTAAATAGTGTTCTCCTATATTTAGTAAATGAACGACGATATCGTTCAGTTCCTAAAGAGATGTGAGCTCAAAATAGACAGCCTAGAGCAGCTCGAGGGCCAGGTCGTCCCCCGGGAGTTATTCCTTTCCCCAGAACGCTACGAGCTTGTGCAAGCTGACGTCGCCAAGCTCAAACAGAAGTTTAGCTCCTCTTCATTGACCTCCTTACAGAAATCGGCCGGGCGGGATCAGAAATGGCCGCTCTTAAACCTAGTCCGCCAAATTCTTCGCGTTTGCGACTACCAAATGGTGCCACGTCGCTTATCGGACGGCTACGACAAGAAGACGCGCCAGAAGCGGTACAAACGCTACTTTCTGATCAGACGTTTATCTCCCACGGCGGCGACGGACCCGTGAGGTCGACCGACGCCGGCGCGTTCGCCTGCGCGCCCTCCGCCGGCGCGTCCGCCTGCGCGTCCGCCTGCGCGTCCGCCTGCGCGTCTTTCGCTTCCGTCCACGCTTCGGTCGCTGCCCCCCTATCTTCCCGGCCACAGCGCTCGGCCGGGCGCAGCGCTCGGCGAGCGCCCTTATTTCGTCTGCCTCGGCGCGGCTGAGAAGGTTACCTTTCGCGCCCTCTTTCGCGATATACCGTTCGGCGTCTCTCCTCGCGCTCCTACCGAACGCGGGACCGAATGTCTTTGCGCACCTCAGGGTTAGGGCAAGAACTTTGTCAGTATCTACGGGCAGAGCTATGTCGGGTCCACCGAGCGTCTCTTCCAGCGCCGCCACGCGCCGCCGCGCCGCCGGCAGCATACGCTTGTACTCGTCCTCCTCCTCGCCGGCGCGATCAAAGAGCCAGCTGCTATCATCTGTCGTCATGAGATAATGATCAAGGTATCTCAGGCGGCCACGTATGCGCCTTACCTCACCGCGCGCTGCATCAAGTTTACCGCGTAACACCTCCTTCTTCTCTGCTGCTGCCGCCGCCTGCCTGGCAGGCGCGCTTTGAAACTGTAGACCTTTCTTCGCGTCGGCCAAGAGACGCGCGCGCTGAGCCTCCTCTTTACGTGCATGTCCCGCCTTCACCTGCGCCAGCGTCGGCGCAGCGGCAGAAGCTACGGCCGCGCTTGAAAGCTTCTCAGCTAGTGTTGACATCGTGTATATATAAATGAGATTTTTTCACCTAGGACGACGTGGCAAGTACGAGGTCACAGATTCTTGCCTCCATCTCCGCACATGCCGACTGCTCCTCGGGCGTCTGCTCGGCGTCCTCGACCTGTAGCTTGTAGTAGCGCTTCATGCCTATAATGACCAGATTCTGCGTCACACCGACGAAATAGTAGGAAAGCAAGATATAATCGATCTCATCTCTGTCTACGAGGAGATAGGAGACGAAAGCTGCATAGGCGGCGTTGTGCAGGATAAAAGCTTTCTTAGAGACATCGCCTCCCTTCTTGGTCCTGTAGAGCTTCATAATCTGAGGTATCCTATAGATTGAGGCGAAGAAGACGCCCATGTAGCCAAGCCAGTCCAACATAATCTTGTGTACTATACGGCCCGATGTCTATATCGGTGCTGCTAATGGCTTAGTTTATGCGCTCTCACCCTTCCTCACGCTGCTGGCTATACTGGTCCTTCCAGAATGCGCCCCATTTTTCCTTCGGCGTAGACTTGCGTTGAAGGACAACCTCCTTGACCTCGCGTTTCACTTCTTCCTCCACAGTCTCTGTGTGGACCTTATGGGTTCTGGGAGTGCTTGGACTGCGCGGACGTGACCTCGGCGTCATCTTCTTAGCCCGAGGTGTCGACGGCGCCGTCCCCAAATGGACGGGTGGTGCTGTGCCGCCCTCTTGTATCTGATTGACCCCATAATACGCTACGGCGGCACCAACCGCCGCCGACGCAATCGCGATAGCTGTAACGGTGCTATTATCCATTTATAGTAGAAGGCCTATTTTTCCCTTTAATTGCCTTTTCAGCCTAATAGTTTCTGGCGCAAAATTGAAGAGGCAGTCCATGCACATACTATCCAGCACCGAAGAAAAAATGTCCTGGTCCTGTCTGTGTAGAACCCTTTAACAAGACTACGCGCGGCGAAGTAGTGTGTCCCAAGTGCGACTACGGCAACTGTCGCACTTGCGTCCGGCGCTACCTACTCTCGCTCAAGGGCAGCCCGCAATGCATGAACTGCCAATTTGAGTGGACGCGCAGTTTCCTCACCGCCAATCTGCCGCGTAGCTTCATTAATGGAGAATACAGGCGGCATCGAGCTAGACTGCTGGCAGACACGGAGAAGGCACGCCTTGCGGAGGACATAGAGGCTGCCGCCCGGGTAAAAGCGGTGCCGGCCTTGCGCATCGAAAGCAATGAACTGCGTGATGAGATAAGGCGGTTGCGCGCAAAGATAAATCAAAATGACGAGGAGATATGGCGCTGCAAGCAGATCATGGCGGGCAACGACGACGACAAGAAGAAGGCCGTAGAGAAGCGCGAATTCTTGCAAGGATGCCCCGTCGACGGCTGCAATGGGATGCTGTCTACCCATTGGCGCTGCAAGATCTGCGAGACCTATGTCTGTCGAAACTGCACGGCTGTGAAGGGAAAGGTACCACCAGGTGTGAAGCCCGTCTTCGCCTTCCCCGACCACGTCTGCAAGGAGGCGGACGTTAAGAGCGCCGCCTTCCTTCGCAAGGATACGAAACCGTGTCCTAGCTGCGGTTCTCGCATCCACCGTATTTCCGGGTGCAACCAGATGTGGTGCACGGCCTGCAACACGCCGTTTGACTGGATGAGTGGGGCCGTCATTCGCCACGGCATCTTCCACAACCCACACTTCGTGCAGTATCAGCGGGCACAGGCACGTCTGGGCCAACAGATGGAGGAAGGGGGCGGAGGCGCAGGTGCGAACGCACTCTGTGGCCGGCTGCCAACACGGTACGAGATGCGGACGGCGATGGCGACTTGGCGCCGAACGTCCGCTGCGCCGCCCTCCGTCCGGCAGCACCTCGAGGATCTTGTGCGCGACCTCTTGCGGAACTTGGGCCATTTCCGCGAAACAATCCTCCGCCCTCTCCAACGCCGGCAGCAACGGCAGACCAATAGGGACCTTCGTATCCGCTTCATCCTGTCGGAGATCTCAGAAGACGAGTTGGAGACTAAGGTCTCTAGGCGGGCTCTGGTGCGCGATAAGGAGAGCGACATCCTGCACGTATACGAGCTAGTTGATACCGTCCTTAGAGAGAGCGTCCTATATATTTACAACAACATGGTGGGCGCCGGCGGTCCCGACACCGTGAATGGGCGCGAGACGCAGCGAAACGTTGAGCGCATCCGGCGGTATGCCAACGGCGAGCTCAAGAGAATCAGCGTGACCTACGGCCAGTCCGTTGGGCTTCTTGACGAATCCTTTGATCTA